CCACCTGGTTGCGCGGCCGGCGCTGGGAAGACGCTGGCGTGTCGGCCGAACCATTCACGTCGTCGCTCGACCCCGATTCGCAGCCGGCCGTGGAGGCAGAGGGCTTGCGCCTGGGGCTCGGGAAGTGGTCCGGCACGGAGCAATGGCCGGCGTACCTCTCGCGGGTCCGCGCCGCACAACGGGCCGAACAGGCCGCACCAGCAGGAGTTCATTGATGAAGGCAGAACGCAAAAGCCGCGCAGCGGTGGCGCCTCTGATCGAGTTGACCGAAGAGCAGCGCTTCAAGGTCCTTGCTGCGATCGAGGCGCGCACCGAAGAGGAGGGCGAGTGCTTGCTTTGGACGGGTGCTCATTCTCGCGGGCAAGGTTCGAATCGGCCGCAGCCTGCCATCTGGATCGACGGGAAGACCATGCCGTTGCGCCGTCTCGCCTATGTGGCCTACGGCAAGGAACTGTTCGCCCACTGGCGCGTATCGACGACCTGCGGGAATGACAGCTGCCTTTGCGAGCAGCATCTGAAGCGGAAGACGCATTCGGAATCGCTCAAGGGCCACAAGAAGAGCGTCATCACCAGCGCCAAGATCGCAGCGCGCAAACAGGCCTCAAGCCCGCTGGACTGGGAGAAGGTCAGGGAGATCCGAGGGTCTGAGGAGTCAATGCGATCTCTCGCGGCTCGGTTTGGCGTCCACGAGGACACCATCAGCAAGGTTCGCAACCACCAGTCGTGGCGCGAGGTCGGCGGGTTCTTTTCGGGGCTCGTGGCACGAGCATGAACCATGACGCCCGAACAGCACCTGGCGCACCTGAAGCGAATGATCCAGCCGCCGTACACCAACGGCTGGTGGGCGTATGCGAAGGCTCGCGCGGAGGAGCTTGCGCTGGAGGACGCGGCCTTTGCGGCTCTGCCGACGCTGCTGCATGCGGAGCGCGAGCGGATCAAGGCGCAAGCCGAGTCCTCACAGACCGAGAAAAAGCGGCCATCGAAGCCAGCGTCGACCACGCCATCAAGGAATGTTTCACGCGAAACGACGGCTGCCCGTACCCATTCGGCGACCCTGAAGAGCGTGAGTGGACTGAGCGTTTTGTGAAGAAAGGCGGAAAGCTGTGAAGTACCTGAACAAGAGAACTCGAGTCGGTGACCTCGTGTTCGATTCCAAGCGCGAAGCCGAGCGCTGGGGTCATCTACGGCTGCTGGAGAAGGCTGGCCGCATCTCGGGCCTGAAGCGCCAAGTCTCCTACGTTCTCGCGCCCAGCGTGAAGTTCGCTGGGGCTCGTGCCGCCAAGCCGGCAATCCGCTTCATCGCGGACTTCGAATACATCGAGAACGGGGCTCGTGTCGTCGAGGACGTGAAGAGCGAGATCACCGCCAAGCTGCCGGCCTTCCAGATGAAGCGCCACTTGATGAAGCACCTGCACGGCATCGACGTGCGTATCACTACCTGAGAGGCCGCAATGAGTCCGTGTGCTGCTCTGACCATCGGCTTGTGGCTGATGACCGTAGGCTTCTTGGGAGCCACGTACTTGATACTCCGAAGGCAATGGGTCAAACGAATTCCGGCGTGGGATTTCTTCTCCACGTTCGGGAGCTTCGTAACGACATGGCTCGGGTTGTGCGCATTGGTCGCAGCGATTGCTTCGACTGTCTCCCTTGTCCTTGGACCGTGTCTGGCATGAACGAGGCCAAGATCGCCCGCCTCGAAAGCGGCCTCAACGGCATCGCCCGCAAGGTGCTGGAGGCAGTGCCCGTGCTGTCTCCCTGGACCAAAGACCAGATACATGGCGAGCTGCGCCGCCAAGGCACCGGCTGCGACCGCAGCCACGTCGACGGCTGCCTCGACAACCTACGGGGTCGCGGACTCATCAAGGAGCCGGCACGCGGCCAGTTCATCCGCATCACCGGCAAGACCACATCACCACAAACAGAGGAAGACACCGTGAGCACACAAGCGCCCGCAGCCCGGCTGCCCACACCGGCAGAGACGCCGAAAAAAGATCCGCTCGCGCGGTTGGCCGCTGCGTCGCAGCTGCTGCGCCAGGCGGCCGACGAGATCGATGCCGCGGCGTTGGAGGCGGCCGAACAGGTGCAGACCGCCGCCAAGGACACCGAAATGTTTCGCCAGCTGAAGGCACTGCTCAAGGGATAGGAGGAACCATGTTGATCGAAGAAAAGCGCGGAGTCGAGGAGGCGTACGCCTCGGCCACCACCACATCGGACATGCGTGTCGTCATCGACAGCGAACGGCAGGGCGATGCCGAAACCATCATCGCCGCCGGCATGTCCAGGAGCGCAGCCGGTGCATGCTTCATGCGCCTGCACGGCGAATGGTCGCGCTCCGAGAAGCCGCGGCTGCCCACAGCCGAGGCGATCAAGAAGCTCGCAGACTCGCTGACCTTCGACCAGTTGGCGAAGATGCGGATTGATCTGGGGCTCGCCAGCATAGGCAACCTCCGTCCTTCGCACGTCGTCGCGCAAATGGCTGCCGAGGCCCAGGCAAAGGCCTGGTACGTCGCAGAGGTGGAAATGCTGCTTGGCAAGATGAAGTCGTTCGGCTCTGCCAAGAAGTACTTGGTGGAACACCTCGGGAGCTGGAGCAGCCATCCTGAGGCTCTACGGAAGCAGATGAGCGTGGAGACGTTGATCTGGTGGCTGGACAAGCAGTGCAAGGTATGCAGCGGAACAAAGTGGGAAGTGGCGCCCGGTTCCAACCGGCAAAACGGCAAGCAATGCAAGGGCTGCCGTGGGACTGGTGAGGCCAAAGTCCCGCGCGCAGACATTGGCCGCATGCTTGCGAACTATCTGGATGACTGCGTGCAGATCGCGCGCACCGACATCAAGAAGCGTTTGCATCGCACCTGATTTGACCTATACTCGCGCCCGAGATCGCGCGGACTGCTGAGTTCGCTGCCCTCGAATCTCTGTCGTAGGTCTGCCCCGGTTGTCACGGAGGCCGAAGCTGTCGATGGAGATGCACGTCTATACGAAGCCGCCCAGGTGAAATCCTCGGCGGCTTTCTCGTTTCTGGATGGTTGCCGGAGTGGCAACAGGTCGGCTTGCTAAGCCGTAGCCGGTCAGCAATGGCCGCCGAGGTTCGAACCCTCGACCATCCGCCAGTTGTCTCCTCGATCAAGTTCGCCTTGGTCTTGCCCGCCTCGTGCGGGCCTTTCTTCTTCTGGGGTTCGCATGGCTCAAGTCAAGCTGTTGGCGCGTGATGGTGCGGGCCGAGGTGTTGTGGCTGTAAATGGCTCGAAGGTGCTGGTCGGAGATCAGCAGATCGACCGTGTACAGAGCGTTCATCTCGATGGCGAGCCGGGCAAGCCCTGGGTCCTGACCATCAAGATATTGGTCGATCCAACTTCGCTGTTTGAGAAGTTGCCATCGAGCGAGGGCTGATCGCGTTTCGCGTGGAACACATGGCCCTTGCAACCCTCAAGCCGCGGTTGGCGGCTTCCAAGACGCACTCTGTACCAGTGCTGGATCGCAAGGCCGGTGCGACAGAGATGGAGCGTGGCAGCTCCTGGATGGCGAAGCGAGATCGAGTGGCCCGGCGCTATGGCTTCCGTTGCGCGGCCTGCGGCCTCGTGCTGCTGAGAGGCAAATGGGAGTGCGATCACATCGTGCCGCGCGAGCAGGGCGGCAGCAACGACGAGAGCAACCTTCAACCGCTCTGCACCGACCCTTGCCACAAGGCGAAGACGGCGCAGGAGGCTGGGGGCCGCGCAATGAACGCGAACCGGTATCAATAACGCAACGGTGTTGCATCAATGAGACGCGGCTGCCGCCTTTCCGCCACCGTGTTGCGTTTTCGCGACTTCGCACCAAGATGGGGCGGGGTGGGTCAAAAGTCTAGACCCCTCGGCCTCTGGAAACCGGGCGCTCTCTCACGCGCAAAAAACGCCCCCGTTTGAGGATTTTTGTTAATGTCCCTGACCGCTAAACAAGCTGCCTTCGTGGCGGCCTATCTCGTTGATTCCAATGGGAAAAAGGCCGCGATCAAGGCTGGCTATAGCAAGGCTGGGGCAGAGGTGGCCGCCTCACGTTTGTTAAGGCACCCAAAGGTGGCCGCGGCGCTCAAGAAGGCCAAATCGGAAGCCGCTGCGGCGCAAGTGCCGGCCAAGCCTGACCAGGCCGCTGCGAGGTTCGATCTCGCATCGGCGATGCAGCACAAGGACCCTCGCGCGTTCCTGCTGGCCGCAATGAACGACCTGGACCTTGAGCCAAAGCTGCGCATCGATGCCGCGAAGTCGCTCATGCCATTCGAGTACGCCAAGAAGGGAGAGGGAGGCAAGAAGGACGATCAGGCTTCGAAGCAGAAGGCCGCTGCCGCTGGCAAGTATGGTGTGCGGCAGGGGCCGCGGCTGGTTGCGTCGCGGTAAGCCATGGAGTGGACTACCGCCTGCCCCGACTGGGAAAGGCGCATCGTCGCGCGCGAGTCGTTGATCGCGTGCCAGCCGCTGTTTCCCGAAGTGGCGGCTGAAGCTTGGGATCGTTGCAGCAACTTCAGGTTGACGGACGTGACGGGGCAGCCTCTGCTCGGGGAGGCTTCGCTGCCGTGGTTGCGAGATTTCGTGATGGCCGTGTTCGGCGCCGAGGATCCGGATTCGGGAAGGCGCTTGATCAACGAGTTCATGCTGATGGTCAGCAAGAAAAACGCGAAGAGCACGATCGCCGCGGCCATCATGTTGACCGCGCTGCTGATGAACTGGCGTCAGTCGGCCGAGTTGCTGATTCTGAGTCCGACGAAGGAGATCGCGGACAACAGCTACAAGCCGATACGGGACTTCATCCGGGCGGATGATGAGCTGTCCGCGATGCTTAAGGTGCAGGACTATTTCAGGACGATCACGCACCTGGAGACTGGCGCGACGCTGAAGGTCGTCGCGGCCGACAGTGACACGGTCAGCGGCAAGAAGGCCAGCTTCGTCTTCGTCGACGAGCTGCATGAGTTCGGCAAGCAGGCCAAGGCCAGCAACATGCTGCTGGAGGCGACTGGCGGCTTGGCCTCGCGGCCAGAAGGCTTTGTGATCTACGCGACTACCCAGTCAGCTGAGCCGCCTGCAGGGGTGTTCAAGTCGAAGTTGGATTACGCGCGGAAGGTGCGCGACGGGCAGGTGAAAGATCGCAAGTTCCTGCCGGTGATTTACGAGTTCCCGAAGGCGTTCTTGGAGAGCAAGGCCTACGAAGATCTCGCGAACGCCTACGTCACAAACCCGAATTGGGGTGCGTCCGTCGACGTCGAGCGAATCACTCAGCTGCGCAGCCAGGCGATGGAGAGTGGGCCGCAAGAGTTCAAGGAGTTTTTGGCCAAGCACCTGAACGTAGAGATCGGCCTGAATCTCCGGGCTGATCGTTGGCCTGGGGCTGATTTCTGGGAGCAGCAAGGAACCGAGCGGGGCCTGACGCTGGATGATCTCCTTGACCGGTGCGAGGTGGTCGATGTGGGCATCGACGGCGGTGGATTGGACGACTTGCTCGGGCTGGCCGTGGTGGGGCGCGAGCGTGATACCCGGCGGTGGCTGCTTTGGACGCACGCCTGGGCTCATGCATCGGTGTTGGAGCGCCGGAAGGAGATCGCACCGCGGCTACATGACTTTGCGAAGCAGGGGAACGTGACCCTGGTCAAGGAAATCGGAGACGACGTTTGTGAGGTCGCCGAGATCGTTGCGAGGTGCGAATCTTCGGGGCTGCTCGACATGGTGGGCTGCGACCCGGCTGGCCTCGGCGGAATTCTGGATGCAATGGTGGAGGCCGAGGTCCCTCAGAAGAAGGTGACCGGCATTCGGCAGGGCTGGTCGATGACCGGCGCCATCAAAACGACGGAGCGCAAGCTGGCAGAGGGCGCACTTGTGCATGGTGGTCAGCCGCTCATGGCCTTCTGTGTCGGCAATGCGAAGGTGGAGCCGCGCGGCAACGCCATTCTGATCACGAAGCAAGCGTCGGGGACGGCCAAGGTTGACCCGCTGCTCGCGACATTCAACGCGGTGACTCTGATGTCGCTGAACCCCGAGGGGATGGGCTCTATGAATGACTGGCTGAGCAGTCCCGTGAAGGGCGGTCGCGCATGAAGAAGCCGGGCGCACTTACGCGCGTGCGGGCTGCGATCGATGGATTCGTCCGCTCGTTCTCGCTGCGGGACAAGGACCTGTACATCGATCGCTCGATGGTGAGTGAAGCGGGGGTTGAGGTCACGCCGAAGACGGTGATGCAGCTGGATGCGGTCTGGAGCTGCGTCCGCCTGATTTCCGAGACGATCGCGACCCTGCCGCTCGGCATGAACGAGCGCACCAGTGCCGGCAAGCGGCCGGCTCCTCAGCACAGCCTGCATTTCGTGATCCACGACCAGCCGAACGCGGACTCGACGGCCTCGGTCTTCTGGGAGGCGATGGTCGCCGCGATGCTGCTGCGCGGTGCGGGACGAGCCGAGAAACTGTATGTCGGCCCCCAGCTGGTGGGGCTCTCCTTCCTGGACCCGAACAAGCTGGTCTGCAACCGCGACCAGGATGGCCGCAAGCGTTGGTACTACCCGCGTCCGAATGGTGAGATGAGGGAAATTCCCGAATCGCGAATCTGGACGATCCCAGGCTTTACTCTGGACGGCATCAACGGGGTGTCGGTGATCAGCTACGGCGCCAAGGTGTTTGGCAACGCGATCGCCGCAGACAAGGCTGCGGCACAGACTTTTCGGAACGGTTTGCTGCAGACCGTCTACTACAAGATCTCGCAGTTCCTCAAGCCGGAGCAGCGGACGGAATTCAAGAAGAACCTCGCGGGCTCGGTGGAGCGCGGCGAGGCGCCGCTGTTGGAAGGCGGGACGGACGTCGGGACCATCGGCATCAAGCCTTCCGATGCGCAACTTCTCGAGTCTCGCGGCTTCTCTGTGGAGTCGATCTGCCGTTGGTTCCGCGTGCCGCCCTGGATGGTCGGGCACACCGAGAAATCGAGCAGCTGGGGGACCGGTATCGAGCAGCAGATGATCGGCTTCCTGACCTTCACGCTCGGCCCATGGCTGAAGCGGATCGAGCAGGCGATCAGCAAGGACCTTCTCTCGCCGGCCGACCGCCTGCGCTTCTATCCGAAGTTTGCAGTCGAAGGCCTGCTGCGCGCGGATAGCGCCGGCCGCGCATCGTTCTACGGCACCATGGTGAACAATGGCATCCTGACGCGCGACGAGGTGCGCGAGTTGGAAGACCGCGAGCCGATGGGCGGCAATGCCGCCGTACTGACCGTGCAGTCGGCGATGACGACTTTGAACGCCCTGGGGACTCAGGGTGACGCGAATCAAGCCAAGGCCGCGCTGCGAGCCTTTCTCGGCTTTGACGACCTGAAGAAGGACTGATCCATGAGCAAGAAATCGCTTCCGGGTGTGCCGGAGGGTCGCCCCTGCGCCGCTGTCAGCAGCCAGCTGCAACCTCGCGCCCTGGACCGCTGGAACGCAGGTGTTCGCGCCGCGGCTTCGGATGGCAGCGAGGACCGCTCCATCAGCGTCTACGACGTGATCGGCTACGACTACTGGACTGGCGAAGGCGTCACAGCGAAGCGAATCGCTGCGGCACTGCGCAGCATGGGCGCCGGTCCTGTGACCGTCAACGTCAACTCGCCGGGCGGCGACATGTTCGAAGGTCTCGCGATCTACAACCTTCTGCGCGAGCACGACGGCGAGATCACCGTGAAGATTCTGGGGCTCGCCGCTTCGGCCGCCTCAGTCATCGCGATGGCCGGCGACAAGGTGCAGATCGCGAGGGCCGGGTTCCTGATGATCCACAACGCATGGGTGATGGCCATCGGCAACCGCAACGACCTGATCGAGGTGGCGAACACCCTCAAGCCCTTCGACGACGCGATGGCGGGTATCTATGCCGCGCGTACCGGCCAGGACACGAAGGCCATGGCCAAGCTGATGGACGCGGAGACGTGGATCGGCGGCGAGGCGGCCGTCGAAGATGGATTCGCGGACGAGCTGCTGCCGTCCGATCAGGTCCAAAAAGGCGCCGGCAAGGCGAGCGCATCGGCGGTCCGTCGTATCGAAGCCGGCCTGCGTGCGAGTGGCATGCCGAAGTCCGAGGCCATGCGCCTCATCAGCGAAATCAAGTCCAGCGCGGGCGAACCCGCTGGCGGCGGTGAGGGCGATCCCACCGAACACGTCCGGAGAAATCCGGCCGTCGATGTTCTGTCCGCCCTCAAGGGCTTTTCCCTCTCCTAACCACTACTGAAAGGTACTTCCATGAACCGCAAATTCATCGCGATCACCGTGATCGCTCTCTGCGCCGTCTCGATCGGCGCGCAAGCCATGGGGCTCGATGTGGCCGGCGTTGCCCACGCTTTCGTCGCGGCCCACCCCGATGTCGCGCTCGCTCTTGCAGGCGTGGCCTTCATCGGCGACACGCAGGCGATCAATCCGGCCGAGATCAAGGCTGCGCTGGACAAGATCAGCGACCAAGTGAAGGCCCAAGGCGAAAAGGCCTTGGCGGAGGCCGCAAAGGGCGTTCAGATGTCCGCCGAGAACAAGGAGAAGGTCGACGAACTCCTCGTGAAGCAGGGTGAGCTCCAAGCAAACCTGCAGACCGCGCAGCAGGCCCTCGCGAAGCTTGCGACGGACGGACACGGCGCCGCTGCTCAGCCGCAGTCCCTGGGTCAACAGTTCATCAACGACGAGAAGGTCAAGGCCTTCATCGGGCAAGCGCGCCCTCGTGGTCGCGTGGACATGTCGGTTCAGGCGGCCATCACCACGCTGCGCACGGACGCTGATGGCTCCGCAGGAGATCTGATCGCGCCGACTCGTGTGCCGGGCATCATCGCGCCGCCGGATCGCCGGATGACCGTGCGCGATCTGCTCACCCCGGGCCGCATGGACGGCGATCTGCTCCAGTACGTGAAGGAGACCGGCTTCACGAACAACGCCGCGACCGTGGCAGAGACGGCCAAGAAGCCCGAATCCACGATGAAGTTCAATTTGATCGAGACCGGCCCGAAGGTCATCGCACACTTCGTGAAGGCGTCCCGCCAGATCCTGAGCGATGCCTCGCAGCTCGCGAGCTACATCGACGGCCGTCTGCGCTACGGCCTGTCGTACGTCGAGGAGCAGCAACTGCTCAATGGCGACGGCACCGGCCAGAACCTGCTGGGCATCATCCCGCAGGCCACGGCCTACGTCGCGCCTTTCGATCCGGCAGGCACCGAGACGGGTATCGACATGATCCGTCTTGCAATGCTGCAGGCGGCGCTGGCGGAGTACCCGGCCTCCGGCATCGTGATGCATCCCAGCGACTGGGCCCGCATCGAGCTGCTCAAGGACTCGACCGGTCGCTACATCATCGGCAACCCGCAGGGCACCATCTCGCCGACCCTATGGGGCCAGCCAGTGGTCGCGACCCAGGCGATCGCAGTCGACAAGTTCCTCGTGGGTGCCTTCCGCCTCGGCGCGCAGGTCTTCGACCGCTGGGACGCGCGAGTCGAGGTCGCGACGGAAAACGAGGACGATTTCGTCAAGAACATGGTGACGCTCCTC